GTAATTATCATAACTTTCATTAAGGTCATAAGGAGTTATCTGGTATACATAATAAGTTTCTAAAATATTATACATTTTTAATCTTCTAAATAGCATAAATACTGGATTTTTAGTTGGTGTATGGCGTATATTTACACCGCATTTACACCACGTTTTTCACAAAGTCAACAATTTTATTTTCGTTTTTAACAATTCTTTCAATGTCGTCACTTGCTTTCTGTGGCATAACATGTGTGTATAAATCCATTGTCATTTGTAATGTTGCATGACCTAAATATGATTGAACAACTTTCGGCTGCACACCCGCCTCAAAGCATCTTGTTGCAAATGTGTGTCTTAAAGCATGACCGCTGAAATATTCCATTTCTTCATCAACAGAACGGACAAGATTTATTGTATCTACAATAGAATCAATCGCCGCACTGTATAAAACCGAATTAAGTGGTGTGTTAAATTTTGTTGTAAATAAATAGTCGTTCTGCTCTTTAGGTTGTTTGTTTTTGATAACATGCTTCTGCCTTATCTGCCTTTCAAGATGCTTTCTGCATAAGCTGTTCATAGGCACTTTCCTATTGCTCTGTTCTGTTTTAGGCTCTTCTAAATGAAATTCCTTGCGTTCATCATCAAGGTATTTCTGATATACAAGCGTCTTAGATACATTTATTAGCCCATTTTCAAAATCAATATCATTTTCAGTTAAGGCAAAAAGTTCTCCCGGTCTCAACCCTGTATTTACAGCAATATTGAATAGATTGTCGTAAAATGTGCCAGCACAGCATTCAAAAAATACTTCTTGTTCATCAATTGTTAATGCTTTAGCGAAAACTTCCTTTTTTGCCCTCAATTTAACTCCTTTTGTTGGATTTCTGGACATAAGCTCATCTTCCATCGCTCTTGAAAACATGTCTGATAATATAACTTTAATTTTGTTTTGCCGTTCATATCCATAGCCCTTATCGTCAGTAATATCAATTAATTGTTGAATATCCGACTTAACAAAGGAATTTATGTTGCGATTTCCCAAAAAAGGTGATATATTCTTAGTGTATATGTGAGTGTATTCCCTAAGTGTATTGGGGCGTACACTTTTCTTTTTGTACACATCTACCCAACGATTAAACCAATCGTCCAACTTAATGTTATCTCTTATGCTTGTAAATGACTGACTATCAGCTATTGCAATTGCAAGTTTCTTTCTTAATTCTGACAGTTTATCGTCATAAATGCTTTTTCTCTGACCGAATCTATCAACATACCTGCCACAATATTTTCCGTTCTTCCGTTGACAGATTCCATTTCCTAGCTCTTTACCTTTTAAATCCTTTCCCATTTTCTTTAGCTCCTTTCAATAAATAAAGAGCTATTGCGTGATAATTAATATTACTACACAATAGCTTATATTTCAATATATCTCTATATTTCCCTGCTTTTTTCTATATATTTCTCAAACTCTTTACGCTTGACAAGCCTTTTATTTCCGACCTTTAAAACAAAGGGGCAACTAATCTCATTAAGCATTGTACTAATTCTATTAATTCCAATATTGCTATATTCAGACGCTTCTTCAACTGTCAGTGTTACTTTTTCCCATATAGGGATTGTTTTAACCATTTCATCAGTCCTTTCTTTCTTGATTTTTATATCCTTAACTCTCCTTGAAATTGTTGCTTTGGATAACATGAGCCTCTGGCTAATTTGCTCTAAGCTCATATTACCCACAAGCAACTTGAAAATTCTCAATTCTTCCTCGGTAAAATTGGCATTTTCCAATATCTTTTCAAGTTCCGGCTTAGTAAGTTGCGAAAACTTCATAAGCCATACTCCTTAATATTTAATTTTTATTTTTGTTTCTTCTTCTAACTGTTCAATAAGTTCTTTCGGATCTATAAGCCCTGCGTTAAAATTCTCATTGAATTTGTCAATCTCATCAATAAGCCGTTCTAGTCGCTTATTTCCAAATCCAAATTTATCATGTAGGACCCATAATAGAATCGTTAAGGCATTACCAAACATTTCTTTATTTTCTTTATTCTTCTGCCTGTTTAATTGAACTCTCATCATTTGTTCTTGAAATCTTCGTTGTTCCGACTTGCTCATTTAACATAGCCTCTCTTTTCTTTTTCTCCCGATATCTTTTACAGTATATGGCATTTTTACCGGTTTCAATCCTTTTAGCTTCTATTCTTTTTTGTGCAGCTTTGCCTTTTTCTGATTGCTTATACCTTTTTTGTGCAGCCTTGCCTTTTTTAGTCTGAAAATATTTCTTCTGGCTAATTTTATGTTCTTCTGACTGATTATATCGTCTGCGTCTAGCTTTGCCTTTTTCGCTCTGTTCATACATTCTGTCATATATAGCCTTTGCTCTTTGCTTAGGTTCTAATTGCTCTAATTTATTTCTAAAGGCAATTTCTTTATCTAGTTTATTTTGCTGAACTATATCCGGCTGTTCAAGCGTATTGTATAAACAATCATCTAAAGTACAGTTAAAGCAATCGGGATAAATACAATTTTTGGGTTTCATAATTTTTACCTCATGGCGTTTATTCTTTCTTGAATATCTTGAGGTGCTTCAATATACTCTTCTGCGTTTGTATTTTGACCAATAAGGGCATTTTCTTTAATTTGTAATGTATTTATATCTCTTTGGAATTTTTGCTCGATTTGAGCCTTATACGAATTTGCATTCGTCTTTTCGATAAGTGATTTGATATTGTTCGGCATACGATTTATTTCATTCGTACGCTTAACAACTGTTTCGTAAGTTCTTAGAAAATTTGATTGTATTACTGTTTCAATCGTCTGGTAATCTGATGTCGCCCAGTTTTTAAGGTTATCTGGCATACCAACCGCTTGCCTGACAAGTGGTGGTAGCTTGTTAAATTCTTCAACTGCCCCATATGTACCATTCCGTAACGCCTTACTGACCAACCCCCAAGCTGCCATTCCATCAAGTTCCTGTGGCTGTGATATAGTCTGTATTTTACCTATCAACTGTCCTATACTTGGAGCAAATCCGCTTATATCAGAGTTGATATATGCTTTAAGTGCGACTGACACTTGTTCATAACTGTAATTTTCCAACATCATATTCCACACATCTACTGTTTCGGATAAATTGTTAGGTTTGTAGTTAGGGTAGCAATCACACATAATGCGGATAATTTTAACCGTTTCTTCTCTTGTCATTGCTGCTCCCTTTTAATTGATTCGATATAGCGTCTAACTTGTCACATATAATAGCACTATTGATTGCTATTGTTCTTAAAAGTGATTCAATCTTTCCGTTGTACGGATAATCACTTCTAAAATTTATTTTATTGAGCGTATCATCTAATCTACTCATTCTTACCACCTGCCCTTACTGATTCAAGTGCTTTAAAAAACTCACTACCTTTTATCTCTTCAAAGCCATTTTCGCAAGGAGTTAATGAATTATAGCAATTAGTACTCATACGCAAGTATTGTTTTCCATTGCATTTAAATCTTGTTATTGAATAGCCACCCATTTCCGTTTCTTTGAAGTAGTCTCCGCACCTCAAAGGATAAATATTAATAACTATCTCCTTTTTAATACATTCATCTTGAAATTGCTTTAATATTTTGCAGCCTTTTTTAAACTTTCTCATACTTTGACCTGCAAACATTTTAGGCTTGTTTAATTGATTGCCAAATTTTTCGCCATTTTCCTGTATATCATCAATATATAATTCAATATTACTTTTTGTATTTTCCTTAAACGCAACATTAACACTACCATTTCCACACATATAATAATGATTCCCACTTATTCCTATGCGATTGAAAAAATCTTTGATAAATTCTCTTCTGTTTTTTTCTATTACTTCATCACGATGTAACCCTTTTAAATAATCTTCATTTGTTACAATATAAAATTTCTCCATTTTCATCGCTCCTTTATACATTATCCCAGTCAATAGCACCCTTATTGAAATTCTGATTGCCTTGCTTTTCGGAAACGACATTCTGATTAAGGTAACTCTCAAACTTCGTGCCAAACAAGGTATCTGGTCTTAAGTATCTTTCCCTTTCAGTTCCAAGCCATTCATTAACTTTTTTATCTATGACTGTGTAAAAATCCTGTTCAGTATATCCCTCTTTGATTCTTGCTCCGATATGCTTCTTAGTATTAGACGTATTGTATCTATATCTGGTATTACATCTGTTATTTAAGTAACTAATAATATTTATATATATATTATTATCTATATTATCTTTCTTTTTATTTACTATATTATTATTAACAGAAACAGAATCAGATACAGTATCAGAATCAGAAACAGATGTCTCCATAGGGTATGTATACCCTATGTATAGGGTATCATTTTTAATGGAATCAACCATATCATTAACATATTTTCTAAATTCGTCAGATTTAATATGTTTGGCAACTCCTAAAACCCCTGCCAAGACTTTCTCTGATTTGCTCCAGTTATACTTGTACCAATGTAATATCAGCACTTCTTTAGTTTCTGAATCAAACTTAATAACCTTGTGTACCTTATCAAACCTTTCTAATAGCCTGATAATAGTATCTTTGTTATAACCTGTCTGCCTTGTCATTTGCGAATAACTAACCTCATAACACCCACATATATTTGTCTGTGGATTTGTTAGCAAATATATGTAGAAATACTTGTCCTCTGGCGTAAAATCATCTTCAACCTTGTTATCGGTCCAAAATGATAGTTGAACATTTCTATATATTGCCATATTATTGCTCCTGTTCTTCAAGTTCTGTCACATTGTTACTTCACTAAATCGTTGATATTAACTCTGAATCCGTCAAATTCCTTACCTTTACTTCTGACATAGGCAGATGTATCAAAGAACATCAAGTTACCTTCTCTGTCCGTTGCCATACTTACACCATTCCTTGTAAGACTGCCTTTGAGTAGGTCAAGTAAAATCTGTATTTCCTGCTTTGTTTCGTCTTTCATTATTTACCTCTCCATATCTCTTCATCAAGAATATATTGCCTGATAAATCTATCTGCGTACTGTGGGTGTATCATTGACCTTGCTGTTTTCTTATTGTCTGCCCCTGTTTTTGCATAATGTTCTTTTGACATTGTTCTTATTGCGTCCTTGCATTCGATAGCATTATAACTAATTGGCTCAAAAATAAGATTGTTCTGTGGCTCGCAATTCAAAAACCAATATTGTGTAGGCTTTTTAAAGTAATCTCCGCTATCTCTCCTGTCTCTATCAATTACCGCTGGGGAATAGCACCAATATCGTCTTAAAAAATGCTCTTCTGAATAAGGATTCTCCATTACTAGCTTTAATCCTTTTCTCGTGCAAATAATAAACATTTTGTTTACCAAATCATACATAAGTGACACTTCTTTAAGCAAATTCATATCAAATTCGCATTTTTCTTCTAAAGACCATTTTTTCTGACTTGCCGACTGCCCTCTGAACCACAGCATTATCTGATTTTCAAACCTTATGCAAGGAAAAAATGCAAATATTAAATCATCAGGGCTTATCTTATCGAACAAACTCGGCTCGCCTTGATACCCCCCCTCTATCTCTTTAAAAAGGTCAGTAACATAGTCGGTTTCGTCAAATTCATTCTGAATATCATAGTCATAGGCTTCAATTCCATACTTTTTGAAAGCATTCTTGAATGTGCCTGACTGTTCAAATAAACAATGTACTATCATTCTAAATCCACCAAAAGGAAACCTCGGTTTTATGTCGCGACAACCTATTCCTTTCTTTGATTTTTAATTAGTTAAATCTGTTTCTCGGAAGAGTAAAATCTACTCTCTGACCACAGCTATAGCACCACTTGTAAGAGTATTTAATAATATCTTTACCTGTAAAAATCTGACCGCATACAGGACATTTATAATCATCTTCGCTATCCTGTACGGCAATTATATCTTTTTCTTTCAGCTTTTCTTTCAAGTGGTCTAATACCTCTATGCAATCATTTCTTTTCATTCTGAATCACTCGCTTTCTTTTCTCTCAAATCTCTCACAAGACACATCAAGCAAGCAACCGCACCGCTCAACTTCTGTTGTTCCCCAATATGTCTTGTATCTGTAAGAGTTTGCACAATTAAAACAGAAGTCTTTTCCGTTATTCATTTTGCAACTTGTCTTTTTGTCCTCTAACTTCTTCCCAAGACTTTCATTTATCCTTTTGAGTTCCTCGACCTTTTTCTGCAATTCCTCAAAATCTTCAATGAGTTTGTTGTATTTCTTCTTACTTAAAATCTTCATTCTGAATCGCCTACTTTCAATAAATCCATAAACTTCTCATACTGTTTCTGCGATACCTTGTTATTAGCCTTATCTTCTCTCAATTCGATTTTAAGGTGTTTTTCTGCAATAGAGGATAATTCCCTCGCTAACACCTTTTTGCCTTGCTGTATGCCTTGCATATAGCCTTTAGGCGCTTTTCTTTCGCCTATTGAACCACTAGCACGATTTTCTCCTTGACCGCCTAAACTGACATTCCTAAGCTGATAGCCTTTATCAGCATATAGCTTGATGTAATGCTTTTCCTTTTCGTCAAGCTGACTTTCGGGGAAATTCAGAAACTCAACTCGCCAACCATAAGGATTTTTCTCTTTGTCGTACAGCTTATGGCGTTTCAAACTAAGGTCTATGTGCTGTTCATAACCTACAAGGTGGCTTGCCAATCTGCTAAGTGTATGTACCGCCTGTCCGATATACGCATACTTAAATCCGTTTTCATCTTCTCGGAGTAAGAAGTATATTCCACTTTTGTCATTCAGCTTTGGGTTCAGCTTCAACAGTCGCTTTTTATTTTCCCGCTCTATTGCCTTGGCTCTTGCTATGTTCTGATAATTCAAGAATTGCCACCTGCCTTTACTATCTCGATTGCCCTACTTAGTCCAGCATTATATCCCTGATGCACACCTGATAATATAGTCTCGCAGTCAATGAATTTATCTTTTTCCATTTGATTGATAACCTTATCCACATCAAAGGCGGTCGGAGTTTGTGTTTCATCATTGATAATACTCTTTACGATATTCAGACCAGCATTTACGCCTTTTGCGTATGCTCCTATTTCTCTTTCTTTCTGGTCTTTCATCAGTTCTAATAATTTATCTGCGTCAATTAATCTCATTTCTCATCACTCCAATCAAATTTTTGACCGCAATGGTAGCAATACTTTGCAATATTTGTCCCAGTAAATCCTAAATTACAAGTCGGGCAATAATATGTATTAACATACCTAACTACTTGTTTTTCACTCTTGATAGGTTTCCTTGGTATCTGCTTTTCAAGTGCTTTGATTGCCATTTCATTAGCCCTGTAATCATCTTCTGTAAACTTGCAGTCGTTGCTCTTGTCCTCAATCTGCATAAACAACCGCATATTTTTCAACTTTTCTATTGCTTCATTCTCTGTCATACTCACACCTCTTTAATTAAATGGTAATCCCTCATCAGCTACATTGTCCGGAATTGACATAAAGTTGTCCGAGCTAGCATTACCGCCCATAATTCCGTTGTTATTATTCTGCTGATTAGCACGACTTTCACAAAATTCGTGTTTTTCAACAACGCAATCATTAGTGTAGACTTTCTGTCCGTCCTTGTTAGTGTAATTGCCTGTCTGCCATCTGCCCTCAACGATAATCTTAGTTCCCTGGTGTAAATACTTCTCTGCAAATTCTCCATTCTTGCCAAATGCAATGCAGTTAATAAAGTCTGCTGCCTGTTCGCCCTCTTTCTTAAAAGCTCTGTCAACAGCTAATGTGTATCTTGCTACTGCCATACTTCCGTTTACTGTCTGTGAATATCTAACATCAACATCTCTAACAACTCTTCCTGAAATTATCACTTTATTCATATTTTTTCCTCTTGCTTTCTGAAATTCGTTTTCTGGTTTCTTCACTTCTTTTTTTCCCTGTATGATGATATATTGTATGCGCCGAATTTGTCATCATACATAAATTTTCAATTCTGTTATCATTTTTTATCCCGTTCAAATGATGTATGCAGCAATTTTGCGGCACTTCTATTCCTGTGGCTTTTTCATAAACTACGATATGTTCCATAACGTATCCACCTTTATCTGCTCTTTTATGTTCTGGCATTAATATTTGAACGTATCCTTTTCTTGTTTTCCTAACGCCGCCATTCCAATTACTAGCATTTTTACCACTTTTGGCTTTTGACCTGTTCAAAAACTCAATTTCTTCATCTCTCTTTAAATTAAGTGAATAAGCTTTTTTATAGATTGCCAAAAATGTTTTATTAGGAAATAAGGCGATTAATTCATCATTTGTTAAGCGAGAATATTTATCTTTTAATAAAAGGACTTCCTCCTCACTCCATTTGGGATTCATAGTTATTATCTCCTTACATCTAAATTTTCCATATTTGTTGCGATTTCTTTCGCTTCTGATTGAAGCCAATCCATACAACTAACTTCTCCCTCGTATTCTTCGCCGAATGTGTTCTTAAAGGTTATAAGAAGCTCTGCTAATTCTTCATCCGACATGCTTCTAATTTTCTCTGCATTTGTCATATCAACGCTCCTATTCTGTTTCTGATTGAAGCCATTCCTTAACTTCCGTCACTGTATGCATTGAAACCCCATTTTCAATAGTCTTAACGCTACCCTCTTCATAAGTTTCTATTGAACATATAAAATCAAGCAACTCTTCATCCGACATATTCCTTATCCTGTCGGCATTGGTTGTTGTGAATTTAGATGAGGTAATCTCCATAGTTACGTCCGTAATAAGTCCATCTCCATAACCATCTAGCTTTACAGATTCAATACTGCCGGCAAAATTGCCATTTAGAGATAAATTCAACATTCTCGGTTTTCCTGTAGCACCATATCTATTTTCCTTTGTATCAAGAATTTTTATCAAATCACTAACTGTTACTACTTTCATTTTTCTCAATTCTCTCCTTTCTATTGTTTTCCACAATCTCAAAATATATATCAATGTCACTTAATACCGACTTTAAATCGTAAGAACTATATCCGATAGAATAATCCTTTTTACCAACCAGCCTGTACTTCAATTCATAATAAGGCTTATCGTCTAGCATTCGTGCGATTATTTCCAAGCTATCGACCTTAGCTTTATTCATATTTGCTGTTATGCCATCACATCTGCAACAAGGCTCATTATCTCTTGAATTGCTGTTGTTCTGGCAGTTACAAGAAATCTTTTCCTCGCTATCATCAAATGCCTTTAAAAACATTTCAGCAATTTCTTTCTCGTATCTACCACACATACCTTTACAATCAATATCCGCAATAACCCTTGAAAAGAAATCTTTGAATTTGTCAACAATATAATCTCTTGTGAAATCTTTAGGTATATCAATTACTACTTTCATCTTCTTCGCCTCTCAATTCTTTCAGTTTTGCTTCTGCTTCTGATTTTGTGAGGAATACGGTTTTACCGAATTTCAATATGTCAAAGTAACTAAAAATTGACTTTGTTACCTTGTGCTTACGGACTGTTCGACAATATGTTTTTCCTTTTACTACTACTTTTTCTTGAACATCATCCCACCAAGTAATGTTGTAAACTTCTGTTCCGAATTTACAAGGCAATTTAACAAGTCTGCCCTGTTCCTCTAACTGCTGATACTCTTTGGATTTTTCAAGCCACTCAGCTAACTGCTCATGGTCTTTTGCGACTTTAATGCAAGCTTTATACATAGGATTATCACTCTCAAAAAAGCTCGCACGATATTTATATTCTTCTGCTTTTTCTTTCGCACGTTTTATAAAATCATCAATATTCATTACTGCTCCTTTCTGTGAACATGTATTTCTAACTAATCATTGCTCCATTCACCATTTAGCAATTTATTCATTTTTACTTTGTTTATGTCCTGGTTGTTAAGGGTGATAGATGAAATGCCTTTAAATTTCTCAATTAATTCTTCTCTTGGCATATCCCAATTGAACACTCTTAAATATGTCATTACATCTTCTTTTTTCACATATTCTCCACTTGTAAAATCATCATATTTCATCTTGCTTTCTCCAATCTTCTCAATGAAATGCTGCTTTAATTTGCTATGCTCCTTTCTGCCTTTAATCGTCCTTTTCTTCAAAATCATCGCAACTATCATCATACATAGTCGGTATTCCATAACAGTCACTATCTTCATTGCCACAACAAAACTCTGAATAACCGCTATTCTGTGGCTTTGAAAAATCTCTTTTGTTGTACTTACATTCTCCACAAATTTCTCTTGACATATAATCTCCTTTCTAAAACGGACATTCACTAGGATTTTTCAAATCCCAACTTTTCCCTGCAACCGCAACATCTACATTCGCCCCATAAGCGACTTTTTTCATCTTCTCGATGAAACTATCGCTATCCGCATTTTCACTTGATAGATGGCACATTATGACGTTTTGCAAGCTATCTGAATAATTTGCCTTAACAAAATCACAAGCTGTGTCAATGGATAAGTGACCTCTGAAAACGTGTCTTGTCTTTGGGTCGTTATCCTTATCAACCAAATCCTTGTCATAATTCACACCTAAGAGAATGTGATTTATGTCTTTAAACTTCCACTTGATTAGTTCACAATCGGTTATGTAAAGCATTCTGCCCATTTCCGGGTGCATAATCAGAAAGCCGAATATCGGGCAAGGTGTTCCGTCTGCATTAGTATGTGTCCAATTTCCGTCTATTGTCGTTAAATCAAAGGGTTTCACTGTAAATCCGCCCATATTCATTGATTTACGGCTATCGCCTAAATATGGGGCAAGTATCGGTATTCCCATTGGTTTAAAATCGTTTAATGACCTTGAATGGTCGTCAATAATGCTCGTGTGAAATAAGACAACCTACTATATTTTTTACGTTCCAATCACACATCTTTTTTATGTCTTTAATCCCCATTCCCGCATCAAGAATAAGTGTTTCGTTTTGCGACATAAGAGCGTAAGAATTTCCTTTGCTTCCGGTTCCGCAACATTTCAATTTGAGCATTACATCACCTCGCTTTCATCTGCAAGTTTCCAAATATATCCGCCCTCTGTCTTTTTAAAACTCTTTACTCTTCCGTAATTGGAAATCTGATATTGCCCCTCAAAGCCTTTTATCCACTTCCACTCTTCATCCATACTCACACCTCGATTTCATCATCCTGTGGGAACTGAAAAATAATATTTCTATGGTAAATTCCATGCGTAAATTCTATGGCTTCATTTATCCATGCTTCTCTAAGCATTTCCATAGCCTTAATTGCCTTTGCTTCGGTGGAATATTCAGCAATTTGCATGTCATCACTAAGCGACTCAACGCCTGTTAAGTTTTTATTCAGAAAATAAATTCTTGACTTGAATCTCTGAATAATCACCTCTTCATATGGCATATCCATTGTTCCATCCTGTGAAATTACTCTCATACTCAATCTCCTTATCTAAAAAATAAAAACCAGACCAAAGCTACAAAGCTATCAATTAACGCAAGACAAAAGCTGATAAGCAACAATACAAGTCCAAATGTTAATTTTGGGAGTTTACCACCTAATGCAATAAGCGCCTTTTCCGAAAGTGTTAAATTTGCCCTTACAAAAAATCCGATTATCAAAAAGACAACCCACAATAAAATCATTAGTTTAACAAAAATCATATTTCCTCCTTATTCTGCCTGCATGAATGGCGGTAGCTCCTCTGACTGCTTGTCGGCTGTGTCGGTCGGCTCTACATCAATTATGTTGTCCTCGTCAAAATCTACTGTGTTTGCGTTTTCTTTGATTTCATCAGCAACAACCTTTTCTGTATCAAGTTTTACATCTGATACATTTTGAAATTCCTCTTGTGCATATAAGCCTTGAAATCTATCTGGAAATGCTTCTCTTAAAGCCTGTACAACAGCTACTTTTCTAATCATTGTGGCTGGCTTTTTCGCCCATTGGCTATTAAGCGAACCATCTTTTTTTCTTCCTGCATACTCATCAAAACCTACCGACTGATACTCGTCCTCTTTTCCGTCAATAAAGATTTTCGCCCAGCCACCTACGATAGTTTCGTTAGGTAAAACCATTGTTCCCTCTCGCTCTTCAACAGCTCCGTCCTTTTTAATTACAATAATTCCTGCTTTCTTTCCCTTATATCGTGGGTCTGCATTGGCTCTCTTTGTAAAAACGTCTTTTCCAGTAACTATTGTGGCTGGGTCGTTGCTTCCATACTTAATAAGGTATGCTTCTCTCAAAAACGGATTTAAGTGCTGGTATCTGCATAATGACATAAACATCATTACTTCTCCGTCAGATACATTGCCGCCGCCGCTTACAAGATATCTTTTTATCATTGTTGGAGAAATTTTTACCATTTCCCCATTTGATTCATACTCAACTATCTGTGTATTCTCCGCCATAATTATTCCTCACTTTCTTCAAAATGTTCTTTTATATCCAATCCGTCATCATCGTGCCACTCGCACCATTCCTGTTCTTCTTCATCAAAATATTCAAGTCCAGAAGCATTACAGTAATCTGGCTTTATGTTGTTTTCATACTGAAATAAATCATAATTCCATAATGTATTAAGGATTTTCCAAGCCTGTTCAATGCTTTCAACTTCGACATAAAAGTTTTTAACCGCTCCTACTTGGCAATTATGCCAAACTCTTAATTTCGTCATATTATCCCTCCACAATCTCTAATTTCTCGCTATCATTAACAATTAGCATAATCAACTGACTATCTACCATTTCGGCAATCCTTTTCTGATTTGCTTTATCTAAGTTTTCCGTGTTATCAAGAATGACTGGCACCGATATGTTGCTAATCTTCTGAATAGAATTGCAAATATCAACTCTGCCTAAAATCCTGTTACCCTTGTTAGACATAGTTGTTAAAATGCTTTTTCCGTCAACAGTAGGTATGCAACAACTCTTGTAATTGCCATTCTTAGCATATTCAAATAACTGCCACTTAACTAACCCAAAGTGGCTGTTTACCGCTTCTGTCAAGGCTTCATTCTTTGCCTTATCCAGTTCGTCAAGTAAATCAAGGATTTTCTCAGCATTAGCCTTATTCTGTTCAGAATCAATCCTTGTCTGCTTTAATTCTTCAAGTCGCTGTTCGTCTGCTGCTGTATCAGACTTTGCAATCTTGCTTTCACATTCTGCTAACTGCTGCCTTAAAGCTGTTTCCTGTGACTTTAATTCTGCCTTAACCGCCGAAATATCATTAGCCTTGTGCATAGCTTCTTCTTTTTCGGCAATCTTCTGTTCAAGTGCCTTGTATTCTTCTGTAGCTGATACATCAATTTCCTGTGGAAGTTCTGCTAACTGCTTTTCAAGGTCTGCTAAATCCACTAAATGTTTTTCTAACTTCTGCTTTCTGTCAGCCAATTCCTGTTCAGCTCCAACTAACAATCCTTTGATTTCATCAAGCATTTTCTTAGCTGTGTTGCCTTTATCAGTAATTCTGTTAAGTTCTGCTTCTTTGTGTGCCTTGAAATCTGCCCTTAATTCCTCTTTTTTATCCTCCGGGTATCCCTGTTTGCAATAAGGGCAAATAAGGTTATTCTCGTCAAATACACGCTCTTTTCCGGCTTTCCATTCGGTTCTGCTATCATCAAGTGTTTTCTGATATTCAGCTATTTTATCTTTATCAAGACTAACAATAATTTCTGCACTACTTACTGACTGCTTACTATCTATAATCACATAATTAAGGTTGCTAATCTGTGATTCAAGATTTCTTCTTGCCTTAACATTGTCCTCATTAGCCTTGCGTGACATATCGTTAAGTTCAAACTTCAAATTGAGAATATCCGAACTACCCTTGTCATATTCAGCCATCAGCTTTTCATTGTCTGTCTGCTTTGCCACGCAATCAGCAATCTGTACTTTAAGGCTGTTCTTCTGTAATTCAAGGTCAGATACTTCAATAGCCTGTTTAAGCTGAATGTCACGCTCTTTCTCTTCAATCTGCCCTTTCAGCTTTTCGGCATTGTTATCAACATCTTTTTTAATTTTATTTTTCATAGCACGTATTTCTTCGTATGTGTATTTTTCAAGAAGTGGTACTAATTCGGCAAGTTTGCTTTTAGACTTTGCCATATCAAGGTCGGTTGTTTTCTTTACTAAACTGAAAAGATATTCTCTCATTTCCTTTGGCTTCTGCGTAAGAAATACATTGATATTGCTACACATTTTGAAAATATTCATATTAACATCAAGATATTCATTGAATGCCTTTAATGTCTTTGGCGCGCTATTGATGTAATATGAGTTAGTATCGCTTACAGTTGTCACAACAACGCCGTCCTTTACAGTTTCCCCATAAGTACGTTTCTGCACTTTCTTCATAGTTATTTCTTTTCCGTCAACATCAAGCGTAAGTTCAACGCTTGTGTCCATATCATCAACTGATTTTCCGTCAACCTCTCGTCTAACAACCGGATTATCCTTTAATTCATAATCGCAGTTAAACAAGCACCATAAGTAAGCTGTGGCAATAGTTGATTTGCCCTTGCCATTTTTAGCCATAATCTTTGTAATGGCATAAAAATCAAATTCAGCGTGTGCGTAGCACATAAAGTTTTCAAGTACTATCCTTTTTAAAGTTGCTCTCATAAACAATATCCTTTCCTTATTTATATATTCATAACAAATACGCCATCTTCAACTTGGAAGTTATCAATTTCCCTATCCGCATAGACTGAATACTTAGCTTCCTCAAACGAACCATTAAATACTGTTCCGTATTGCGGTGTCCATATCTGGCATACCACATCTTCATCAATAGCCATACTTGCTAAATCTCTAACTGTAATATCACTATGCATTAGCTTCGCCCTCCTCTGCGTAATTAATCTTGCTTACTGATACTTCATAAGCAATTCTTGTCTCAATCTCGTTGTCACTTATCTTCTTAGCGTACTCTCTGCTCTGAAATCTTCCCTGGATCTGGATGTGTTCTCCAACTTCAAGCTCACCTGCAAATCTCGCATTTCTTCCCCATGCTATACATGGTATGTAATCTGATTTGCCATATGGTCTGTTTACTGCTACTAAGATATCTGCAATCTCTCTGCCCTTTGGAGTACATCTGTATATAGGTGGTTTGCAGATATGAGCGTCAAGTATAACTGTATTAATATTTTCCTCGAATGGTAGTTCTGTTGCGTCCTGTGCCAGTATTTCAAGTTCTCTTGCAAATACAGATAAAATCAGCTTGCGTTTCACATCATCAATGTGTCTGTTAAAACTTCTTATCTGCCCTGAAACTGTGACAACCTGTCCTACTTTGATTTCTCTGACATCAGCAAGTCTGTCCGATATCATTACTGGTAATGTGTCTTTGTTGCCACTTGTTCTTGAACACTTGAGCATGAACACATAAAACCCCTCGCCAAGTACTTCATGTGAATATTCTGGCTCTCTCTCAACTACTCCTGCTAATGTGATATTGTTGTTATTAATTTCATTTTCCATTTCTTTCTCTCCTTACTTTAATATGTAACTTCCTATCGGTACTTTATCCATTCTTTCAATCAGATGGATTTTGCAGCTGAAAGTATAGAATTTTCTAAAATCCTTTTCCTTTATAGCCCTTTGTCTGTTTCTGTTCAGCTTAATAATTCTTTTTATGCTACTACTCATTGGCATTCTCCTTACATCTGTAATACATCGTTGTAATAAATCCTCTTGTTGTGAGGCAGTCATAATTCTTCCATGCTGATAAATCATGGTCAGCCGATTTAATGGCTGTTCTGATTGACCTTTCAATAGATGCTGGCGACCTATTTGTTGCCTTAGCAATACTGTTATAAATATTTTCCATTGATGTAAAATTTCCAAAGCGTTTAACAGCTTCAATTATGTAGATGTAACCTCTTTTATTAGAGAGAATACCTAAGTTGAACATTTCTTCTCTTATCCTTGCTTCCATAAACACTCCTTACTTATAACAAAAGTACATGTTCTGCACTTTCTTATAAACACCGCTACCTTGTTTAAATTCAGCTTGATACAACACATTGCTAGGTATGTCATATCCGCTTATTAATAATTCTTCTGCTATTCTCCAACACCTTTCTGTTGGCTCTTTATAGAATCCGCTGTTCATAAGCTCTGTACATTGATATTGCCCTGATTGATAGATAACTTCTTCAATGCTATTAGGAAAATACTCACTTTGTACTCTATTCAAAACAACGGCTCCTGCAAGATATAGCATTTCATCGTCGTTACATGTCGCTCCGCATTCGCCCATCAGTAAATGTGCCATAAGCGACAATTCATATTCATCAACACTTATCTCTCCAGTTTCAACCTTATAATCAACATGTGAGTTGTAGCATTCACTTAACACTGCACTCTGCTGATTAATCTTAGCTTGTGGTTGTACTGATCTTAGAATCAACGCTATAAGGCTGATTCCTGCCAGTGTTGCAAATATGTTAATTATCTTTTCTTTCATATCTTCTCCTACATGTTTGTATCATGTACCACCTCGGCAAGTGCTATTGGTAACAAATAGGTGTCTATGAATTCGTGTACATCAGCCAAGTATTTTCTTTTAATACTCTTGTATGTCGCCACGCACCCGAATTCGCGTTTTAACTGCTTGTATATATCAGAATATACTGAACCGCGAATACCACCGTCTTTGTACGCATTGCTGTCCTTTCCGCCAAGTACTTCAATTCCTTTCTTTCTAACATGTTTCTGCACTTCTTCAATCTCACAGCCGTAAAGCGGAGTTTCTTCTTCGATACTGGTTATTTTATCTTCAACCTTATCAACTCTCTCTGCGAGTTCTGTGTTTCCCTGTGCCAATAATCTAATCTGTTCAGATGTTGTCAAAGGCTTACTGTAACTTCCTGTCTTTCTGATTGACGGAAGAACTTCTGATGTAACCCATTCTGTAAATCTTTCCGCACTCTCTTTTCTGCTCTGAAAGATTGTTTTGTAAAGATTAGCCTCGCTTATAAATGTCATTTTCTGCATTCCGCCCTTTGTAAGGGTGTCCGCAGTATGGATACCCTTTTCAGATAACCTCTGCTTAACATTTCCTACATTTGATATTTCCAATGCCTTGCATACATCAGCCAAGCAAAACATAGGTTCATCATCTTTAGTAATGGTTCGGATTTCTCCAAACTCTGAATTGCTAAAAATCTGTAGCTCCATAAACATTCCTTTCTAAATAATGTGTGATATATTTTGACCTTTTAAGGTGCATTTGAGCAATTTTGCTCATTCCTATCTGCTGTAACTTGTAGAACTTTATATTTATTGATACAATAGAGAAGTGATGGTAGACACTTTCCGAAAGGAGATTGTATGGATACTGTCATAGCATTGTGCGTATCAGTGGTTGGCTCATACTTCTGCGGCGTAGACTTCTGCACCCTGTACGCTCTTATTTCTATATCAATAGAATTAAACAAATATGCTAAAGACAAAACTGCCAATCGGTAGGTAATTCACACTTGATACGAACAGGGCGCTATCCCTGTCAAAAAGAACTAATGATGTTTGAATAAAAGTTTGCAACTATTTACCGCTACCATCACTTTTCTATTGCATCAATATCAAAAATTCTAATCTGTTTGTACTTTGTGCTATAATCCTCTTATTCTATTAGGGATTGAAGAAATGTTCTCTATTCTTACTCCTTTCTGCTTATTATCAAAATAATAAGTCCAGTATCGTAAGTGAAAAATTTAATACCGCAAGAACAACAGCGATTATTAATGTTATCAATGCAGCATCACAAAGTCTTTCATTGTTGCCTCTTTTTACTTAATCCATTTTTCAACTGGGATTCTTGTTGCTTCTGCAATTTTTTGCACTGTAGTTAATGCTGGTAAAGAATTATTATCTTTCCATCTGCCTACAACCCCGTTGCCAAGACCGCATTTTTTTTCAAATGCGTGTATTGACAAATTATTTTCTTCGCAATAAGCAACAACATTTTGATAAAACATAGACTTCTCCTTTCTTTATTTGATAAAGATTTAGAGAAAAGCTTGACAATCTTTAGAGAAAGTTCTAATATATGAATTGTCGAGAAACATATTTTGAGAACACTTCCCTTTAAGTTTATTTTTAGGCTTTTCCCTAACCTTTAAACTTATTATATAGAGTGTTCTCTAATTTGTCAACACCTTTTTTAGGTGAAACTCTAAAAAATGGAGGAAAATGCAAATGAACACAGTAGAAAGAGTAAAAGACCTATGCAAGCAAAGGAAGATTTCAATACATAAATTAGAATTAGAATGTGGTTTTGCTAACGGATATATAGGTCAGTTGCGTAAAGGCACATTACCAGATGATAGGTTGGGAAAAATTGCTGAATATTTAGGTGTATCAGCCGAATATTTAAGAACTGGCGAAGAAGAACAGCTTATTTTGTCTGAACAAGCTGATTTGTGGATTAAAGTCAGAAATGACAAAAAATTATTACACTCGTTAAAAACATTTTTTGAGTTAAGTGACGAACAGCAAAAGTATGTTCTCGGTTTAATTAATTTATTTAAAGGAGAGTAGTAATAAATGATTGAATCGAAAGATTTTTTAAGAGCCATAGTAGAGAAAAGGAATAAAAACGGCAACACTGATTATGCTGACATCGCCAATAGTCTTGGCATTGATATGGTTTCGATGTTGCCGTTTATGAAAGAACTCAATCGCAAAGGTTATATCATTCAAACTCTTGAAGATGTAACTGTGACAAAACTTGGTTTACTTGCCTATGATGAACTTTAATTAAAACACTTTACGATTCAAATTGCAATGCTCTTTTACTTTTCTGTGTGTACTGCTGGTACAGTCGTTAGGTTGTGCCAGTTTTTGTTATGTCTTTTACAATTTTGAAGATGTATTCCACTACATCTTCATCATTAACCTCTTTTATCAAGCTGTAAATTTCATTTTTGCGTTCCTCCATATTCATTTTATATCCCCTCCCTTGACTACAATAATGAGGTTATTATGGAACATCTGTTCTTGCATGTCAACCTACCCCCAGTAGATTAACAGTTTTCAGCGGTGACACTGCCAACGCCAATCAAACAGTGCCACCTAGCCGAAACTTGAAGATTCTGCCCGAACTCTCTCGGACAATTATTATTATAAATACTGATAATGTAAAAATCAACTTAAAGATATCGCAAGTTTCGACAACATTCGACAAATTATGCACATTGTGATATGATTAGTAAAATTAAATTTAAGGGGGATTTGTCTATGACAAAGAGAATTGTAAGCATTGTGCTTGTTATGTGCTTATTGAGCCTTGTAGCGTGTCAGAATAGTGTTTCTGATAGTAATGTTGAAAGTATCAGTGAAGTTCAGACAGAACAAGAAACATTATTATCAAGAGATAAGAGCGTATATCCTGATGATATAACTGTTGAAATGCTCAAGCGTACACCTAATAAGTATATTGATAAAGAATTCAAGTTGACAGGTAATATTGTAGCAGAATTAAAGTATGATGGGGAGGTCGAAGATAAAGACGGAAATACACATACTGGCGAAGAATCCAGCGAATATATTGCTTGCTATTATTTAGCTGTTGATGGCAATAATGATGATACTGTTGTTTTGACATATTATAGAGACGATTTTGATTATAATTTGCTTGTTGGTGATAATGTGACAATGTATGGAACACTTCTTGAGGGCGGTATGGAATTTAAGAAAACAAACGGAACAATAACAACCATTCCTGCTGTTATGGCTGTTATGATAGATTTGAATAATTAAAATATTACCGGGAGTATTGCACTCCCGGTATCTTTATTAAGGTTAGACTAATTCACAATCGGCTACATTGACTGCGGCAAACAGTTCTCCGTCATGCACAAGTACAACTCTGTCTCCACTTCTTTCTGATACTGTATACTCGTCATACCAAGCCTTAATAGGTGTGCCATCATAATCAGTATCGCCGACAAATCTTACAGTACTACCCTCTTCAATATCTTCACTGAATGGGATATCTGTAGGTGCATCATCAGAACTTGTACCGCCGACAAATTCAAGGTTAGCAATATTGACAGCGGCTGTGATTGTTGTACCGATACCTATAACAATTCTGTCTCCATCCTCTTCAATTACATCATATTCATCATAATATACCGCAAATCTTGCACCGTCATAATCAATGTTATCAAGCACTCTGACTTTCTTGCCGTCACCACGACTTATTGTATCTGTGTTGATATCATTGTCATTGTCATAAATACACTTGATAAGGCTGATGTTATCCTCGTCAATAGCAGCAGTAGTTACGCCGTCAACACCGATAACAACTCTCCTGCCGTTAGCTGATAAAACACTGTATTCATCATAGTAAGTGCTGAATGGCTCGCCATTATCGTACTGAATAGCGTTAATAACCTTAACTGTATCGCCTTTATGATACTTAGTGTCTGGCACTGGCTCATAGTCTGGCACTGTGATTTCTTCAACTACATGGTCTGTGCAATAATCAGTATAACAATAGTTCTGATCTACTGTCTGTCCGTTAATCTGTGTGTCTCTAAGATAATTAACACTTCCGCCAAACTGCCATATATCATAATCAACGGCAATTCTAGGTTCTGCATCTGAATACTTTGCTACCCAAACGGCATAACCAGCTTCTTTTACTCTTGAAATGTCTACATAATTGTTAATGCAGTTCTCGTATGAGTATAAGCCGACATTCTTATATCCTGCATTTCTCATTTCATCAAGGAATGCCATAATAACGTCTGTAAGGTCGTTACCAGTAACCATGCCTGCTTCAACATCATAGAATACTGGGTAGCAGAATGATTTACCTGCTAAAAGCTGTGCAAAATATCGGGCTTCATTTACAGCTTCATCAGCACTTAATGCATTGCCAAAGAAATAGGCTCCCTTGTGGATTCCTGCACTTTCCAACTTGTTATAACTGTTCTCAAACTCTCTATCTTCGTATAAGCCATCATCAGCACCGCCTGCCTTGATAATGGCAAAGTCTACATTCTCATTATCTTTTGCACTTTTAAAATCAAAGTCTCCCTGCCACCTTGATGTGTCAATTCCGAATAATTTACTCATGAATTTACCTCCTAAATTTAGAAAAATGTGTATCAAAAAAGCACCCCAGTGTTTCCACTAAGGTGCTTTTTTGCGAATATTATATTGTTAATGTTATGTGGCACTGCCAACCTTGTGAATTGCTTCTTGCAGTTCGTCATGTTCGATAAGGAAATACCTTACATCTTCTTTTGTAATTTTTATCAATACCTTATGTCTTATTTTCATTCTACAACTAAACAGTGATAATATTAAATACAACGGTGCAATTACTAGGGCAGTATCCAAAACCTAACTAAATATAAGTGAGCCTGTAATATAATCACCCTTTTGAAATTCGCTTGTAGCCCATGCGCCTTTCTTCCCATCTTTCGTATAGTATCTTGCAAAGGAATAATGTTGGCTTGCAGAGATATATAACAATGTTGTTCCATAGCCTATCAACTTTGCTCGAACTACACCTGTGGCATCATAAGGAATATAATTGTTTTCCAATATTTTATTAAAGTTAGTAATACCCATATTTTCAAGAACTGTTTCTATGTCATAATATCCTGTAAAATTATTCTGTGTAGAATCTTGTGTTTCAATTTTGGAGGCATAGTATAAAATCCCTGTTTTGGTAGATTTATTATAATAGCAATAATTATAGCCATAACCTTCAAGAGTACCATCTACACTTGCAATATTTTTGCAAAAAGAGTTTTTAACGTCAATATTACTGTTTAGTTGTGTAACTTCATCACGAAGATTGCTAATCATATCATTGTTATTCTTAATACCTGCGTCCATAATATTAAGATTTGTCGCATTCCAGGGAGTACTCTTACTTGGCGATTGTTGCCAGTTTACACGGCTGTACGAAAGAAATCCAGTTAAGCTCATAATTTGCCTCCTAAAAAATAAGAGTGCAGGCTTAAACCCACACTCTCTGATGATTTACTCTGTTATTGTATCTGCTGTATTCAAATCAACTGTCTGCTGTTCACTCTTTAACAGCTTATTGACTTCCAATTTGAAATTCTCATAATCATTATCACATTGTGTCTGATTTGTAAGGTATAATTCCTTATTAGTAATTGTCTGACTAATTGTCAATGAACCTGTTTCTGGTACAGCCGCATACATTGTCATAGCTGATTGACCGTTAATCACAGATGTTCCACTTAAATTTGTTGTTTTCGTTATACTTAACATATTCTTACCTCTCTTTCTAATTGCTCCATGTACCTGAATCCCAGTCCCATGAAGCTACCACTGTATTGTCTACATATATCCTTAGTATTCTATCACTCCATGTAAATGATATTGGGTTATCCATACACAATACTGGATTGCCATACATATCTCGCGGATTATTATATATTTGTATATTAGATGTCGGACACATCATAAGCACTGACGAAGCCACTTTTAGTTCATTTGCATATATCTCATTTGATTTGATAGATTGTGCGTTCAGTGCGTAATCACTGTCCGTTGAATAATTGCTATTTCCACCATCAATTGTCATATAAGATAAATATGCGTCTCTGGATTTAACGCTGTCCGTTTTTAAGCCATTAATTCCAATATATGTCTCTCTTTTCGTACCCCACATATCTGTACCAGATATATTAATTACTTTATCTAAATTAGCAGGGTCTATATTGGCAGTTACATTTGACAGTTGTGCAATTGCTGATGTCGTATTATTATATGTCTCTAATCCTAAGTAAAATCTTTTAGCTTTGGCAAAGTCAAATAAGTCAATTGTTCCATCTCCATTGAAATCATACAGGCTTTTACTCAAACTGCTTGTTGTATCTGCTTTAATTGCACCACTTATTGTATTAATCACATTGATGTCTGGTGGAATATATACTTGAACTGTTGATGATAACTTATTTTGCTCAATGCTCCAATTTCCTATTGTTCCAGCCTTAAATGTTGCTCTTCCATCTGCTGAAATAGTTGTATTAGTAGATGTAAGTGTGAACAGATTACCATTGATATTAACAGACTTATTACCACTAATATTAATTGTTCCGCTTGCATTAAGTGTTATATCATCTGCTATCGCTTCGATTGCAGATTTAAGCTCACCGCTTGTCGGGTCTTTCTTAATATAAAGGTCAAGACTTGCTGTTGTAGCATAACTTTCAAGGCTCTTCTTAGTTGCATAAGTACCAGACACTTCTAACTTAATGCTGTTACTTTCTGCTGTTATAGCCTGAGTAATAGCATTGTTCATTTGTGTTGTTGTGCTATAGTTGTTCTTAACATCATTTGTAAGAGAAGACAGACTTGTACTTATATTGCTTACATCAATTCTTAATGAAGCATTTTGATTAAGAAGATAAGCGATTTCGGTTGAAGATATTTCTTTCCAACCGTGCGTTCCGTCTATTTTTTTAATCCAACGCCACGCTCTGTTCTGTGCTTCCCAATACGCTATAATGCCTACATAATTATCATATTCTGCTTCTGTGTATTCCCATGTGCTATCACTAGGGTATCTATCATCGCTTGGATATATAGGTACACTCCACTCATTAGCTGGATAATTATCCTTAGTCGGCTCGTATGTCACCTGATATACCTTGAAATCATCGTTGAGTTGCTTGTAAACATCTCCTATTTGCACACCGAAGCTATCAAGCGTACTTGTAACTGTATTGAATTTGCTTTCGATAGACTCTCCATTGCGAATATCAGTCCACCACAACTTTTGGTCAATAAAATCTTTAGATTGCTTAATAGCCGAACCCCATAATGTAGAATTGCCGCCAACGGTTGTCTGAATACTCTTAAATACGCTATCAAGGGTTTGCTGTTCACTATCAACATATATCTTCGTTGAATTAAGCGTGTGTGAACCATCATTGTTGATAACATTGAACAGCGATTCTATATTTAACTTGCTTGCGGCAATATCAGCATTATCCTTAACCATATCATCACGGATAACCTGTCGTTGAATACCTTTGTCTGTTAATCCAATAGCGTCAAACATCAAATTGCCTGATTTATCCCAGATATACATGTTGTAGTCTGAATTAGCGTCTTTACCTATCTGAACCCTAACCCTATTGCTGTCAGATATTTGAATTGTATTGTCTTTCCACTGTGACTTGCCATCTTCGCTGTGAACAAGTACATTAGTAGTATTAATGTCAAGTGCTGTGATTTTGCTTGCGTCAAGACTATCAATCATTGCTGACTTAATCTGCGCTTCCCCCAAAACAGCAATAACAGAATTAGAGAAATCCGTTGTTATTGTTGTTCCTGTTGCTGAACCGAATATTAATGTCTTGATATCAGCTACACTTGCGTCAAGTATGCCAACTTTCTCATAGTCTACTTTAAGATTTGCAATATCCGCATTAACAGCCTTAAGGCTTTCCACATTAGCATTAATGATATCTGCATATGTTGCATCTAATTTATTTGTTTTAAGGTTATCAATATCAGCATTAACAGCCTTTAAGGTTTCAATGCTTGCGTATCTGATATCAGCTTCATCAACAGATAGTTTATTGATAAGTGCTTTATTTACAAGTATCAAGTCGGCATAGTACCGTTCCATCTGCTTAGTAATAGGTCCAGAAGCAACGCTTGTATTCTCCGTGTCAGATTGACCTATAGATGTAACAGTATCTATAAGTCCGCCGTCACATTCGTGCGTAATCTGCATTATAGGCACTTTGTAATCAACGCCACCTTTGTTGACAGTTATAATGTCGCCAACTTCTAGTCGGTAGTCACCGACAAACTTAACTGTAAGCGGTCTAAATGTAAAACCACCTATCTTTTTATAGACTTCATCAAGAATTGCCTGCGTCATAAACGGATTGGCAAAACTAAGTCCTGTCGCTCCGTCACCAGAAGTAATCTGACTTTGTTCTGTAGAACCGCTTTTGGTATTGTTGCAAGTCAGCTTCTGTATAATAAAATCTTTACTCGTTGTGAATGTAACGCCTTGCTGATAATACTTATGTCCGTCAAGTACATAACCGCTATCTTTATACCATCTTAATTCAAGGTTTCCGTCAGAATTAATTACCGCATTACAGCCTTGTAGCATAGCTATATAACCGATAATTTCTCTATAGGTATATCCTTGTGGCTTGTCGTTGATAGTATGTGTTGTGACTATATTTGTCGCTAAAGATATGCCTAACTTGCCGCATATCTCATTAAGAATATCCTTATCCGTGCTTGGGAATGTCATATCAGAGAAATAAGGCATATCAGCCTTGTACATTCTGTCGTATGCTTCGTAGCTTGTGTATTCTCCGTCACTTGTCTGCTTAGTAACTGTAAATATTCCCAACTTAATATAGTTAATTTCTTTGCCAACCTTAACGCCCTCAAATATTGCAATTTCCTTATTTTCAAGGCTTATTGCTGGCATATAAATAGAAAAGGTAACACTGCTTGCACAAGTGTTACCTATCGTAATTTCATTATTGGGATTTATTATGTTTTGAAACTTGAAATTGTTAAGTGTTTCAGTATGTTCTTTCCCATCAACAACATACTTGGAATAGTATCTTGCACTATTTCCCCTAACAATTTCCGTCATAGCTGTGTCTAATATCTTCATTCTACACCGCCTTTATTGATTAATTAATGGCTTATCATAAACTCAATTGAGTATAATTTAGCTGGTGTAATTTCTTCGCATTTATCGAATGCGTCCATAGGAAGCATTGTCATGTCAGGCACTTCAATCTCTTGTTCATTGATTTCTTGCAATTCTTCCTGTAACTTCTTTAAGTTCTCTGATGTAATCTGATACTGATTATCGTTGATAACTGGATTGCCGCTGTCGTCCTTATCTGCATACTTAACCTTAGTATCTTCTACGGTCTGTAATGTTGCCTTGTACAGTTCTTCTAATGCCTTAATATTGCACATAACAGCCATAGCAATTCTGCCTGTAGTCTTGTCGTGCGATATGTTACTTAAGCTCTGAAATCTGTCTATTAACTCACTTGTTTTAAGTTTCATGTGGAACTCTCCTTTATTTCTGAATTAAACTTAATTTTGCTCCGACTATTAGTCCATCCTCATTCTTTGCCCTTGTAAGGTACGGATATGTCACATCTCCTGTGTATATTGTCATTTCTTTTTGCGTACCGCCTAAAAATAAGACTTGTGCCGTTGGGAATGGGTTATCTACGTCGCTTACTACATTATCAAGCAATAGGGCTTGCTCACCTGTTAATGGCGGTAATTGAAGTTCTACTTTGTCTTTGATATCCACGATTGTGCCAACCATTTCTCCATAATCGTTTCTTCCTGTGTTCTTAGACCATATCTTATTTCTGCTGTACGTGTAGCCGTTATATGCTACTGGGAATCTAACCCCCTCAATCACAACTGCGTCAATCAATCAAACCACCCCTTTCAAGGCATTAAAAAAGGAATGCACCATTTCTGATACATTCCTTAATATTTCTATTGCATTAATTCAATTAGTGTTATATAATATCTGTACCGCTTGTTTAAGTGGTATTGTGACTTTTGGCTGTCAGTTGTCGGGCTGACAGCCTTTTGTTTACCAAAAAATCAGCCCACATCTGTTACACACAAACCTATGTTGTGAATAAGTTCCGCCCTGTTGCTTAATCTTCTCTTTCTTATTAACCAGTGTAAGCGGTCTTAAAGGATTCAGATTAACAGTATATCTTGTCTTAGTTTTCTGCGGTACAGTTGTTGTAATCTGCGTGTGAGAACAATCCCAACTACTACATCTTGGACAATATACTTCAACCAATCCGTTTTCCGTCGCTCTGTACACTCCTTTGAAGCTGGGATTCAACGGTTGTTGAACTTGTGGCTGTTGCTTTTTCTTTATCCCTATTGCTTCTAACATTTCGTTTAGTTCTTTTTTTACTGACATACATATTCCCTCTACTGTAATTCTAATGTTAATTTCATAAGTTTTTTATTGTCTCCCAGTGGCGTTACTTCTAAATCAACATTGCTTTTATCTTCTAGTATATATATCCTTGCAACTGTAATATTTGTACCTGTCTGTAATTCTCTTGCAATATTATTGTATTCGTCAATGTCAAAACTAACTAACGGATAGTCGAGTTCTTTGCCGTTCTGAAAACATGTAACATTATAATTATATGCAAAGGCTGTGTTATCTTCTGAATTGTTTGCAAAGTCAAAATAAACAACAAGAACTTCTCTGTCATTGCTATCTGTAATTACATCATGCTTAAGATATTTAAGCGTTGTATTATCATATGTAACTGTATCTGTGTTCTGTTCTGTTGTAGCAGCTTGTTTAGTGACATTTATGCCGTCTGCATTGTTATTATTTCCATTTTTGTCAATTACTACTATTAACATTAATATCGAAAATATAATTGCAAAATAAGAACCTAAATGCCTTTGTGGCCTATTCCCTTTGCTTTTAGTCAAATCCACAATAGCTAATATAAGTGCTACTGGAATTGTAAAAGTAAAAAGTGCCATAACCGCTGCCACTATGCTAAGTTTACTATCTTTCTTTTTCTGTTTCTTATCTCCCATATTGCGTTACCCCTTTGCTTTTTATATATAGTAAAAGAATAACACAATACTTTTATCTTATCAATACGGAAAGGCTGCTTGCCCTGTCATATTAGTATAGTTATTAGCTTTATCTTGTACCATTGTAAACAGCTTATCTGCGTCACCTTGTAATGTTATGTTTACATTGTTGTTAGCTTCTGACATAGCCGCTACAACTGCATTGTAAACCGCTGGATAAACTGCGTTGGCAATACCTGTTGTGATTTCCTGCTGATTGGCTACTGCTGTTCTTCCGTCCATAGTACCAACCATTTCGGGTCCAACTTCGTTTGCGACAAACAATTGTCCTTTGCCTGGGAATCCGCCGTTTGCATACCAATCAATACTGACTTTTGGCACTCTAGGCGGTGCAAGACTAAATTCTCCGTCAATCTTAAAGTGTGGTGTATCAATGTGTGGAAATTCAAGTCCTAAATCATTCCACCACTGCTTAAAGCTGTTCCAAGCGTTCTGTATCTTAGTTTTAAAATCTTCGATAGCCACAGAAATGCGTTGGAGTGCTGGTTTGCTATCCCACCAATCTACAACATCATCCCACTTCCCTTGAATACCTTTTTTAATTCCGTCAGCTAAGTTTTCCCATTTTTCCTTAGTAAACCACGGTTTCACATCATTGCTCCACCAAGAAACAATTGCAAGACTGTTCCACCAACCAACGATTGAATCCCATTTTTCTTGTATTCCTAATTTCATTCCGTCAACAGCGTCAACCCATGTATCTTTTTCAAACCACGGTGCAACATTATTATTCCACCAGCTAACAATAGCTGTATTGCTCCACCAATCTGAAAAACTGTTCCATTTTTCACTTAAAGATGTTTTTATATTGTCTCCCAGTTCTCCCCATTTTTCCTTAGTAAACCACGGTGCAACACTTACAGTCCACCAATTTGCTATATCATCTTTATGCCCGAATGTGATAGTTTCTATCACTCCGTCAATAAAGCTAGGTAAATCTTCAAATGGTGCTTTTATAAGATATGCTAATTGGTCGAACATTGACATATCTATTTTCTCACCTGTTAATTTTTCATTGAGCCAATTGCCTAAATTAAATCCAGCAATAGCAGCTACTATTCCACCTACTATTCCAGCACCTATAGTTAAGCCTATTTCTGTTGCTGTTCCTGCTCCTATAATAGTGCCTATATCTGTTGTAAGTAATCCACCTATTCCTGATATTATACTGCCTGTTCCGAATGATTTTAAAGCACCTTTAATACTTGTTCCTATTACTGTAACAAGTTTCTTTTTCAAAACACTTCCTAAGCCTGTAAATTTCAATGCCGCTATAGCCGTTATTAAGGTCGTTTCAATTGGTGCTGCCGTAAATGAACCGCTCCATAATTCGATAGCTGCTTTAATGGCTTGCCATAACACATTGCCAAGGCTTGAAAATATTTCAAGCCAATTAAGTCCAGCTAAATACTCTCCTATATTATGCCCGATTTTAAACCAAGGAACATCATCTATAGCCTTTGCAAACCAATTAAAAATTCCTGCCACAAGGTTAGATGTATCTTGTCCTGCTGCATAGAAATCCCCGATTGCAAAGTCTTTAAATATCTTCCTAACAGGTTCAAGTGCTTTCTCTATCTTATCAGCCCAAGCAACCGCTGAATTTTCCATATTGGCAAATGCTTTATTCCATGCCGCTTCATAATCAGCCGCCGCCTTAGCGATATCATCTGTCAAATCAATAGTGCTACCGCCACCACCGCTTGAACCCTTGCTTGAGCTTGTATCGTCCTGTAATTTATTTATTTCATCAAATCCCATAAGGGATAATGTAGCTTTCTTAGCTGAATCAGCTACATCTTGGTAGCCATCTGAAATATCTTCTAAGCCGTCTGATGTGTCTTTATAGCCACTTTGTCCAAAACTCTCAAAGTCAATCTTAACGCCCATTAAAGAAGCAAGATTGACTAATAATCTTTTGATTGCAATAGTTACTCCGTTTACTACTGGCATAACCTTTGAAAGAATTGGGATAAATAGCTGTCCTGCTACCATTCCTACCTCTTTCATATTGTTAGAGAATTGGCGTAACATATTTGATGGGCTGTTAATCGTGTTGGCTAAATCGCCCCACGATACTTTTGATTGGTCTAGTATAGCTAGCACTCTTAACTGCTGCTTTTCCATCTGTGTCATTTCTGATACAGACTTTGAAATGCCTAAGTTATAAGCATATGTCGCTAATGTAGCATTAGTAATATCAATACCATACTTATACAATGCCCTTGATTGACCGATTAAGCCGCTTTGTAAGTTCTGTGCTACTGTTGAATAGTCCACATTAAAAAGTGAGCTTATATCGCCTGCAAGCATTGTCATTGACTTTGTTATTGCTGTTGTTGCTTCACCCGTCTGCCCTAATGAGTTAGTGACAGAAGCTAACTGCGAAGCGTACTGTGTTATCTCTTGTATGTTAAGTCCTAAGTTCTTTGTTCCACTTTCTTCAAGCAATCCGCCTTGAACATTAACTTTTAAACCAGATAGCTTTCCAAGAGTATCATTTACTCTACTTTGAAAACTTTCTGCATATGCCGTTGCGTTATCGTAGCCGTACTTTTCATAATCCTTATCCCATTCTGAACCAATCTTGCCAAACGCCACCGCTTGATAGTTGAATGCTTCAATGTAATCTGTTGTTGACTTAATTGCTTCTATAAGTTTCTTGCTGCCACGAATTACCATAAAATAAGTGGCATAAAACTTACCTATCGCACTTGCCAAGTTCCAACTGCTTTTAGTTGCTGTCCTAGCACTTGTAGAAACGCCATACAACGACTTTTGAAGTGAGTTTGAAGAAGTACCCACCTTGCTACCTTGACTGGCAAGATTAGCCAATGCGTTAGTCATTTGAATAACATTCTGGCTTACTGTTGGCGCTCTTGATAGCGTTGTCATTAAGCCATTCAGAGCATTGCCCAATTTTGGAATGTTTACAACGGCGTTTTCTATACTCTTACTGCCTAGCTTGCCTAGTGACTTTGCAAATTCTGTGACTTGTGTTGCATTTTGCGGAATAGCTGATATGCTTGCAACTGCCTTTGTGACAGCTTGAAGTGATGTAGCTGTGTTAGTTAGTGCAGCTGAATCAACAGAACCTATCTTTGTGATGTTCTTAGCAAGTCTTGTAAAATCTGCTGTTCCTGCGTTCATATTCTGCATAGCAGAACCTAACTGACTAACACCACTCGCAAGACCGCTTAGTGATGAACCATTCACAGTCGCAAGTGATGTTGACAGCCTTGTAAGCTGATTTATCAGTTTATCGACAGAATTAATAGCTTTAGTGGCAGTACCGGTAATTTTGACTTCTAACGAATCTAATTCCACGCTTTAACCCCCTTTATAGGATTGTTGGCGGTAGTCCTCTCTTTTCAGCTCGTGCCGCCCATTTCTGTTCATTGAGTAACATTCGCTGTAACTCTTTATCGTAGGTATCTTCTTCGCTTTCTTCCGTTTTTTCTGATAAAATAGCCTGCTTCGGATATTCAATGTGTGTATCTTTGCTAAATGCCGCACCAATGCCACAAGAAATAGCCGGTATTGCATAGACAAAAAACCAGTTATACATTTCTGCATCTCGATTTTGTCTATCAATCTTTTTGCCTTTTGCGTATAGTAATAATTTTTTAGGTGTCATTTTTAGAAAGTCTGAATAACTAACGCCTAGTGAACTGGCTAAAACAAAGTATTCTTCCCATATTATTTTGTGGAAGTCTGCTTTTTCTTGTGGTCCTGTGGAACTACTGTCGGCTTCTTCTGCTCCTGTGCCGCTTCTTCCACATTGTTCGCCATTTCCTCTAACATCGTTGTTATCCCCGACAGCTCGAAAAAACCATCATCTTCCATCGCTTTCTTGATTTTTTCAAACAATGTTCTATATCCGTAACTCTTATCTGTCTTTCTTTTCTCTGTAATATATGCCCTAGTGAGTTCCTTTGCTTCATTCATAGTTACTGGGTTATTGTCAATACAGCCTGCATAAATGGCTAAAATGCAAATCTCTGGCACATCTGCTGTCATATTTGCCAAGCCGTCAAAAGAAGCCTGTGCAATACTTTTATCTGTCTGTGCAAGTAAGTAAGAACCGTTAACAACAGAAAACATTTTCTGTACTATCTCTTTGCACTCTGCTGCGCCAAAAGAGAACTCAACTTTGTATTCTTTTCCGTTTACATTAATATTCATCATAATTTTTACCCTTTCCCACCCTATCGTCCATATAGGGAAAGGTGCGGATTTTACACCGCACCTACCTTTTAAATTAATTATTCTGTTACATCATCAAGATATGATGTGTAGTCGGCTGTTTTGGCGTTTGTGCCACCAATCGACACAGCCTTTGATTTAGTCGATTGGCTTATCATTCCCCCACCTTTGTTACTGTGAATGTGCCACCAGCAGCCTCGACAACTTGAAGCTTGTCTGTGCATTCGATAGGTGAAGTGTTAGGAACTGCTGTTACTGTCATTTCAAGTACTGAATCAGTACCAGAAACATCATTAGGTGTTGCTGTTACCTGTCCGACAAATGCGTACTTAGCAACCGCACCTAATCCGTCAGAGCCATATAACTGAATAATATCTAACTGCTTGCCCTCCGCCTTGATTAAGTCCTGTAAATAAGCCTTTTCAAGATTTCCTGTGTAAGTCTTAGCGTCAGATGTTTTGATACCCATTAAGAATGTCTGTGAATCATCTTCAAATGTTGTACTTTCAACTGTGTTAGGTGCTGATACTGGTGCTGAAATTGACTTAGCCGCAACCATTAACTTGTATGAACCTGCAAAGCCATCTTCGCTATGCTCCTTGTAGATAACTCTAGCTTTATAACTTGTACTTGCCATTGCCTTGTCTACCTCCTAAAAATTTGCAAAAAAATAAGAGCATTTCTGCTCTTTGTTACAATAATCTGTCATTTGCCGCTATCATTCTTCTGAATCTAGCGGTACTCTTATGTACTTTGTTACTGATTGAGAACTCTGGCATTGATGTGCCTTGAAATCTCATTGTCTTAAACGTATCTGTAATTACTGCCATAACCTTGCGACAGTCAGACTTGCTTGTGTTAGCGGTAACATCTACTTGAAACGTCGCTAACAATGCATTAATTGTCTGTCCATCAAGCGTTTGTCCTTGTTCTACTGCTGGCAGTAAATGAATGTATACTGTCGGGAATGTTGCTTGACCGCTGTTTTCCCCCTCATTAGTTATAACTATCTTTGGATATGTTTTCTTTAGTTGCGTTAGGGTTTTAGCCTTGACAAGTGCTGTGACTGTATTTTCAAGGTCTGTCGCCCAATCGTTTGCATTTGCCATTAACTAAACACCTCTCTTGCTATCTGCTTATACTGATTAATAATCTCTATTGTAGCGTTGTACATAGGCATTGTGGCTTTAACGCCGTGCGTGTAGTGCCATTGATTATCATTGCCTAAGTAGTACCAACCGTCGCTGAATGCGTGGATTTGTCCTGGATATGTTCCTACACCCAAGCCGAAATCATTAGCCTTTGGGTTCTCGTTGCCGTTGTTGTAATAAATACCAGCACCAAATTCAATCGCTAACAGTGTGTAAAATGGCTCTCTATCTTCTACCTCAACAGTTTTGCCGGTAGCAATTAAAATAGCTTGGTAGCCATCTTGAATAGGCTTTCTGTCAACTCTCAATGTTACCGTCCTACCTAATGGACTTTCGTTAACACTCATAATTGCCGCTTTTTCGCCTAGTTCTGCTAATCGTTCAACAAGCAATTCGCATTTATACTGTAAACTCTGCTTATACTGTTGTAGCTGTCTGATAGCTTCATTTATGGACTTTTCAGACAAGGATATATTAATTGTATGTCTTGCCATAATGCACCGCCTTATAGCAATTTTAAGTCCACAAAAACTTTAAATATTTTAGGCGATTGAATTGCAAACCAATCAACCATTTCTTCGTTGATAGCCCATGCACTATAAGAATATGACGAACTATCTAAACCGCTTTCGTATAAAAATGCGTGAATGATTTCATGCCTAAGAATACTTTTCTTGTAATTCTCATAATCTTGCAACTCACAATCTTCTTTTTTGTTACAAATTACAATCTCATGTGTTGAATTATCAGTGTATCCATCTCTGCATTTTCCGCTAAGCAACGAATCATCTTCTTCGTTTCTATAATGTATAAAATATTCAGTTCCTAATACATTGATTATTGTATCTTTCATTATTCACCTACTTTACAACTGCTTTAAGCATATACTTGGTTGAATATAATGCTGGTTTAATGCCTACAATGGTAAAGTCTGCCGATGTTTCATTAACAAGGCTGTCAGATGTGTATGTAGGCTTGCTATTAAGCCATATAAGGTCGCCTTTTTGGATAGGTAACATATTCCTATCCGTCAGCAAAATAGCATCAAAATCAGCCGTATCAAAGCCGTATTCCTTACTCTGTGCTTCTCCGCCGCTGAATGATATGTTTGCTTTGAAATCGACCGGCTCTGAAAAACCTGTTTTTTCTTCAAGGACTTTGGGTATCTTATTTCCCTCATCATCAAGATAAGGAATGAAGTTACCCTCTGTGTCGGTATATCCCTCATAAAGGATATTGCCGTCATCATCTCTTTCATAAATAGTTACTGTCTGCCCTTGAAGTGAATACTTCATAGCCTGCTTATTAATGTCAAGCATTGTTCTTTACCTGCTTATAAATCTGATTAACACCTGTGCTTGATAGTCCGGACACAATTCCTACTGCGATTGCATTAAGAATATCATTTGCCGGAAAGTCCGGTATTACATACATACCTATAACGCCTAAGATACCGCCTGCAACACCTACGATTATAGGAATGTAATTATCCTTAATGTGTGGAATTGCCTTAGCTCCTAAGCCTATCAGATATGTTATTACAACGATTGCTACAACTGTTGTTACCGATGTTATATCCATTCTGCTATACCTCCTTATCTTCATTGAGTCGTGCTTCCAATCCGTCTATTCGGTGGTGTGCCGACTTTACACTTTCCTCAACCTTAATAATCCTGTTATCGTGAGAATTAAGTTCTTTTCTCATTTCTATAACTTCATTTTTTATCTCTGTTGTGTTGCCTGATATTGTGTCAAGTTTCATGTTTATGCGTGTATTTTCCTTTACGCGCTCTGTAAGTTCTGCATTGTCAGACTTTTTGTTGTTCTTAAGATTAAATCCCAACGTAAACAGTCCGAAAAAGACGGAAAAAGCAACTGAAATAATGCTTATAATTACTGCTATTGGCATTGATATACCGCCTTTCATAATTAATAATGGCACACCGCCCACCACCCTTAATGTGTGCCGCCTGCTACCATTTGGTAACGCACAATCTTCTTTAATATTCTGTAATGCCCTATAGGCGTTATAATACTTTAGCAAACGGAAATACCCCGACAAACAAGCTATCTCTATTTCTCCAAGTTCTGTTGACACCACCCTCATTCATACTCGCCATGTAGTTTTCACCAGCTTGTGAATGGTCGTAGACAGCCAGATTAACAATAACACTCTCAAATTTCTTCAAGTCCTCGGTTATCATTTCATCTGTGTAGCTGTCAGGGTAATTTCTTCTTGCCTTTACATCTTCTGTAGCCTGCTTAATAAGCTGTTCGATTATCGGATTATCTTCTTTGTTATCGAACACTACCACATCAGATGTCGTATCATCATCATTTGTGATTGTATCAATATGAAATTGTTTAAGTCTGATTTTAGTTTGCTCCAATGCGGTGTATTCCATAATTTCAGCTCCTATAACCCTAATTTCTCAATTAACAGCTTCTTTAACTCTGCTCCTGTAAATTCTTCTGCATTGTCTATACCTTGTTCTGTGGCAAAAGCCTGTAAATCAGATGTAGACATACGATTAATGGTTGTCTTGCTATAACCTAAAAAAGCCCCCTCTTCGGGAACTTCTTCGCCTGCGTTATACCATTTTCCGTTATGAATCACTATATATGGATATATCATAAGTTGCACCCCCTACTCTTCGCTATGAACCTCATATACGAATGTGCTATCCATATTTTCATATGATGGAAGTACAACTTCGGAAGCAAATGTTGACATCTTCATAGGTGGTCCGTACTCTGTCTTTGTAGCAACTGTGATACCCGTGCCGTATACTGTTACATCTACATCAGCTACCTGTCTTGCAGTTCTTTCTTCCGGTGTAGTTCCGAACCAAGTATTACCAAGACTACCTTCTGGAAGAAGTGTAACCTTGTTATCTGGGTAGAAGTACTGTTCCTTGCCATCATCGTCAATGTACATCTTATCGTAAAGCACGATAGTGAGCTTTGTTCTCTTCTGCACTACTGAAATAACAGTATCATCGTCAACCTCAATGGTTGCTGTAAGGTTCTGTGCAAGGATTGAGTTTCTTATCTGTGCATTATCAAGCAAATACTGGAATGTATTGCTGTTCATAAGTACATATCTAGCAATCTTGCCTTGCTTCTGTAGCTTCTTCCTTGCATTGTTAAGATCTGTAAGCGGCTTTGAATTAGCTGTATCGCTCCACATGCTTGTGCCAGACAGCTTAGCATAATGGTCTTTTGTGTATGAGCCATCTTTATCGTAATCATAAGCATACTGAACGCCATCACTTACAATAGCAATTACTGGGTGTCCTGCATTTGTCGCAAGAAGTGACATTCTCATACGCTCTGGAACAACTTCTGCACCACTTACGAGGTTGTTAGTATCGTCATATACGCTTGACAAAGCACTTGCAAGGTAAGGGTCGTCTGCTGACTGAATACGCTCGATTTCAAGCATTTCCTCTTCACCAACTGTCATTCCCTCACGGA